CAATAAACTGTTGCCTCGGAACAAAACGTACCGAAGCCTTTTCACGATCTTCATCAGCGGCCAACTGCCAAGCTTCATCGTATTGTTGCTTCAAGACCGGCAGACGCTCAGCGCCATTCTCAATCTTGAGAGCCAAGTAATAGGCGAGACCCGCCACCATACAGGGCAGGAAGCGGAAAGGTACATCCATCGTGCGTACACCACCACCAGCATCATCAATACGGCGCATGCGCCAGTAAACAAACTGATACGTTACGCTGTTGTCTGGGGTTGGCCAGAGGGTCACAGAGGGTAGATTCTGCGTGTACACGGACACGCCAGTTGAGTGTGCTGCGGCAGTTGTGCCATTCTGCCCACGGAAGCAGTTATTAAGCACGTTGCCAGAGATGTAGCCGTACTGGATAGTCTCGGACTCAATCAACAAGAACCCTGTGGCAGGAAGTCCGGCAGCGGAAGTTAATGTGATTGTGGTGTCTGTGGCTGTAATCCCGCCGTTAAGCGTAGTGCCAATGGAAGAAGTCTGGCCATCCAAACGCTGATACCACACCTGAATTGGACGGGCTTGTTGCAGTTTGTTGGGGATCGTGGCGTAAGTAGAAACACTGATACGCGTTATGGTTAGATCCGCCTGCGTGGACGCGCTACCCGCACCCGTGCGAATCACATGCTCAAGTAGATCCACCGTATCTACGGGTAGTGCGTAGTTGTTTAGACCCGGAGTCAGGTTAATCGTGCCCTGCTCAAACGTCCACATGTTGACACCACGATTTGCCCAGTCAGCAAACATCAAGTTCAATGAACGACGTGCTGTACGCAAATCGTAGCCCGTACGCAACTCCGAACCGGCGCGTTCAAACGCTTCCTCAACCAACTCAGTGAGGTCAAGATTAAACGCTGCAGTTCCTGAAGTGGTCATCTAAATCCTGCCGTTTTCTTTGCAATCGTTTTAGGTTGCGCTACGAATTGTTTTCCGGCTTTTTTGCCAGCACGTTTCGCACGCGTTGTCGCAGCGTACTCAGCAGGACTGAGGCTCTTAATCGCAGCGCTAGGAAGGTATCTTTCGCCAGTGTCAGAAGATTTTTTACCACTTTTGGTTCTCCATTTTTGGTCGCCCCAATCCTTGAGAGACTGTTGTGAAGGTTTAAGTGCCATTTCCATAGCTCCCAAATGCTTCTAAGTATTCTAGCGCGTTACGCAATATTACAGGGCTATCTTTAAACATACCTAAAGCGCGATTGCACTGCTTACACAACACGCCGCGAAACTCCCCTGTATCGTGATTGTGGTCTATTGCGCTATCAATCAAAGCAACTTCTGCCCTGCAAATTGCGCAACAACCCTCTTGCCGTTCATAACACTCAACAAGCTGTTCTGGGGTGATGCCGCGACGACTGCACCTTTTAGCTAGTGTCCACGGATCTCGCTCCCGATAATCAGCAATTCGATGTTGGTTGTCTTCAGCCCAATCTTTGTGTCTTTTATACAAGCAGGTGTTGCAGTGGCTTTTGTACAGATGCGCCATTTGGCCACCCCGACTGCGGAAAGCAGACAATGGCTTTGACTCTCCACAATCTGTACAGGTTTTTATAGCCTCAGTCACGATAACCGCCCCCAGCAGCTTTATATTTTTTAGCGACTAGTTGGCTTTTACGCGCTGACCACTGACCTGCACCAGTACCCTGCGTTGCTGCGGCTTTTACCTGAGACACAATCCGCTTGCGCAGACTAGGTTTCGTGTAATTGCCAGCCGCATTTACTTTACCGCCTTCAGCGTATTGCGTGAAGTCAGTGTCGTCCCGCCGGGCTTTCTTGACGCCCTTGGGCATTTTAGAGGGGGCGATGTCCCCCATACCGCGGCTGGCCATCATGGTTTTAGCAGGCTTTGCCGCCCATTTTCATGGCGACCATCTTGCCTTTGGTTTTGCCTTTTTCAGCAATACCATCACGGCTAGGGGCGCCTGTTTTAACTTTGCCCATTGCCATACCGCCACCAGCCATTTTCTTAGCAGGAGCGCCTTTTTTCTTAGCCATCATTGCCATAAAGCCGGGGTTCATTTTGGAAGCCATAGTATCACCACCTTTTGAAAATTTGCGGTTTTTATCCGCGTTAGAAAATTCTTTACCCACGGACTGTGGGACTCCTACTTTCTTAGCAAACGACGGGTTGTTAGCCACCGCCGCCATGAAATTGTGTTGCTTCTTACTCGTCGACGGCATCGTCTTTCTTTCGCTTGAACAAGTCGTAGAAGTTCTTACCCGTTGTCATTTCGTAAATGCGCATCAAACCGACTATTGCACCAATCAAAGCAAACAGTGGGTTGAACAGTTCTAAGAAAGAACCAAACGTGGCAAACACCGCTACAAAATCCAGCGTGTTCTTTACGTTATCTGAATGTTCAGTCATACCATCCGCCCTTTTGTCTTGCCTTTTGTAGCGCATCCATCAGCCGCAGTTACATATCCACCATCCTTACAGTTCCACGCCCTCAAAGACTTATTGATCCGTGAATCCGGGTCGTTGGCTGTCTTTGCGCTGGTCAGCTTCGCTTTCATCCCCTTCATGCGGGCGCAAAAAGAGTCGCGCCGTGAGCCGCCCTCGGGTTGAGGACGTTTCAATCCGGGTTTCCCGGGGTTGGCCGCGTTGTACGAGGCTCGCCCCTTGGCGTTCAAGCCGCCCTTCTCGGACTTGCCTTCTTTCCTCTGCCATGCTGGACTCTTAGCCATAGAAAACCACTGCCGTAGTTGCAGAACCGGATACAGTCACGTGTAAATCTGTCAGGCAAAGAACACCTTCACCGGGTATCACCACATTAAACGGAGTTCCCGCAGCGACTGTCGCAGTAGAAAATACCACTGTACCGCTTGCGCCGCCATCTCTTATTACCACAGTGCCTGCGGCAGAGCCGGGAGTTACAACAATACCTTTTAAACGGGTTCTACCATCAAAGGCAGTAGCCGTAGTTGATACGTAACTACTCTTTACGTCATATTGCATTGCCATTTTCTTGCTCCGGTTCTGGGGCTTCTAGCCTGTTTATGAGCATCTTGTACGCTTGGATTGTGGCTTGAGCCTGAGTCAAAAAGGTTTGTGCCTTCTGCGCTTCAGTCTCAAGTTCACGAATCTCAGACTCCAAGAATTCCTTGGTGATCTGCATGTTAAGCCGCGCTAGAGCACATGATGAAGTAAGGCGTACCGTCTGATGCCACGACTCTCAAAGTCTTAGCAATAGTGGCCGTGCTTGTTACAAACAAAGCTGCGGGGATGTTAAACAAATTAGGAACAGTGCCTGTTCCGCTATTTGTAAAGCGGATGAATGAAGTGTTAGTCCAAGTGCCACCAGAAGCAAAGTCAGAGTCAGCCTGAATAGCTGCCAGTGTGCCGCCGGGGTTTGTAGAAGTACCACCCAAAGTAGCGCGAAGTGCGTTACCAGCGCCAGAGATAGTGCCAGAGCCGTTAACGCTTAAGCTAACGTGAGCACCATTGATCGTGCCGCCTGTAGCGCCGCCAGCACCCGTTACGCGGGTCAAAGCGCGGATAGTCTCGCCAGAACCAGTGGAAGTAAATTCCAAGCGGTTATACGACAAACGTGTATCGCCGGTAGCGGCTGAAGTCGTAGCGTAAAACTCGGATACGTTGCCAGCAGTTGTTTCTGCAATAGGGCTAGTGGCTGTGCCGCCAATAAAACCATTGAGGGAAGAGACTGGGCCGGAGAATGTGGTTAATGCCATGATTTTTACCTTACATGCAAGTTAGGCGTATCAATCTGCATGTCGTCAGCCGGGACTGTTTGATACACCGGAAGACCCGGATTAAAAGCAATATACACCAAAAGAAAAAGGGGCACAAGGCCCCTTTTCAAATATTTCTAAAGAAATATTAGGTTGAACCGGGCGAACCGAAGACGCCCAATGGGTCAGACCAGCCGAAGCTATAACGCTCACGGGCCTTGTAACGAACGTTACCTGTGTCGAAGTCACCATCCATAGATGTGGACAACGCCATACGCTCGAAGTGCTTCAAGCCGTTAGGTACGTCTGTTGTCAAGAACCAAGCATTTGTGTCGGTCAAGTAGTGGTTAATTGTGTAACCTTCAGGAATTGAACCGTTGTTCTTCAACGCGTTGATGTCGTTGTCAGCGGTACCAACACGCAGGCTGGTCTCGAGCAAACGAGTAGCAACGAACTGAAGTGCTGGGGGCACGATCAATTTCTTAGGCTTAGCAGCGATCAACAGGCCACGCTCATCAGTCCAAGCGGCGATCTGAATCACAGCGTTTTCCAACGATGTTTCATTCAAGTCAGCATTGGTTGAAGGACGATTGCTGTTAGTGCCACCAGACACCAATGGGTGCGCTGTAGAGAACAGAGCAACACCATCACCACCAGCGTAAGCATTGCTGAAACCGTTGTTCAAGACGGATGCAGCTTTAACTTGCTTGGTGTAGGCCATAGCACGAGCCAGACCCTTGGTGTAGCGAGCAGACAAGCTGTCGTACAAGTTATCTTCAACCGCTTCTTCAGTGATTGAGAAACCCAAGGCAATGGTTTCGTGGTTGTAGCGAGCCGTGAACGCTTCTTGCGCATTGTCATAAGCAATGGCTGAACCCTCGTTCTTGACAGGAGCCGCAGAGAAACCAGACAGTTTTGTCTCTTCTTCAAAGCTACGCTCAGATTTCTCTGTTTCGTAGAGTTCTTTGTGCTCTTCGCCGTAGGTAGCGTACTGCAAGCCAAACAAAGCGTTCAAGCCCGGGAGCAGCTCTTTAAGTAGTTGTGCGCGTGAAATAGCCATTTAAATAACTCCTTATGCGCCAGTGGCGGAATAGTAACCGTGCAAGCCTTGGTTCAATTTAACCAAGATTTCAGGATACTGAGTGAACACCACGGTCGATGTGTAAACACCAGAATTCAGTGTGAATGTAGCGGCTTGGTTTAGCACAACAGAAGTTGCGCCTGCGGCGGCTGCGGTATCCACGAAAGAACCTGTCTGTGCAATTTGACCGTTTGTGGTCAACACAGAAACGTCCGTACCAACTGGCAATGCAAAAGGCAAAGCACTGACGGTCAGGGTAGTTGTACCCGTACTGAAAGTAGCTGTACCCAACGAAACTGCCGTATCCGCAACAACACCAACCATACGCAAAGGCAGTGTAGTAGTTACAGGGGTGTTAGTTGGAGCCAAAACTGCGTTCTTGGAATTGCCAGTGTTTGTGTTGCCGGTATTGTCAATAGCTGACAGGTTAGTGCCAATCATTGCCAATGCGCCGGAAGCGACAGTAGTGCCAGAAGAACAAACAACAGCCTTGAACACAGCATCAGGATCATCCAAAACATAGGCTTGGCAGTCACCGGCAGCGGTGTTTGCGGGCCAATATTGCGAGAACTGCTTTTGCTTTGTTACAGGGTTAGTGAATGTGCAACCCAAGAAAATACCGACAGTCTGGTTAAGAGTGTCGCCGGTAGAAACTGTGGCACGTGTGGCAAAGCCACGGGCTAGAACAACAAAATCGCCGTAGAAGATGTCAGTCGCGTAACCGTACTGGATGTTGTACATGCGGGTAGAACCAGCAAATACTTGACCTCCAATTAGATTCTGCGGCAACAGCCCGTACGGAGCTGATACAACGGGATAAGCCATAAAGACTCCTATAAATTATTTAGAACCAGAACCAAATCCTTGTCCGCGACTTGATGTTGACTTGCGGTCAGCAAACAAGGGCATCCGAGGGTCATTATTTCGCATGAAATGATTGTCAACTGAATCCATCTGGTTTTGAGCTTGGTTGTTGTAGTAATCAGCGCGGGCTTGGACGCGTTCCTTGGGAGCCTTGCAAAGCATCAGCCCACCAATTTCCACATTGCCGTTTGCATTGTTACCAAACAAAGCTAATTCCGGATGATCCACTGCTTTCACCGGCTCATAACCATCGCGCATCTGTAAGGACACGTTGTTGGCTAATGGCTGACCTAGCACATGAGTCGCTACCCAGCGAAACGTGTAATCTGGATCAGGTGTCGGATCAGGCAGGTTGCTCGGCGGTACGTATACTGCACGAACAGATTTATCGCGTGACTTAGTGTCACGATTTGAGCGGTCAATAGTTTCAGCCATTTCAGTTCTCCAACTTTGCTACTTGAACAGCATATTGCTGCGGGGTTAAACCAAATTTTTTCGCTAACGCTACTTGCGTTTGAGTTAGCTTAACTTTTCCTGCACTCGTAGAACGAGATACAGAGGCAACCACTGTCGTAGGCCGTTTTTGAACCTCACCAGACCTTGGCTTGTCATTTGTCTGCCCGAATAAATCAGGAAACGTTGACTTCATGCGACCATCAATTTGGTCGAAATATTCAGCAGAGCGGGGGTCCACTCCGTTTGTGACTAGTTTCTGATGCAGCCCTAGTGCGTAGCTGGTGTATTCTTCAAACCCTTGTTGCCCGAACCACTGGTTTTTTGCCTGCCAGCGCAGAGTTTTTTCGTCGGGCTCAACCTTGGAAGGTTGGGCTTGTTGCGTTTGTACCTCAAAATTTTCTTCCTGTAAAGGGGTAGGACGATAATTTTTTACTTGTTCTGCACGAATTTTTGCATCCATCACCTCTTCTTGAGCGGCAATGATTGCATCGTTGTCAAAAGCTTCTTGTGCTGCCCTGAGTTTGCTACGGGCTGTGGCCAATTCAAATTCGGCCTTACCTTTAGCGCCTTCAATGATGGCTTCTTGTCCTGTGTATACATTTTGTTTGAGGCGTTTGTTCTCCTCAATCAACTGCTGTGCAAGACGCTCAAGCTCTTGCTTCTCACGCATCGTGGCTTCTTTGACACGGCGCTCGTCGTGACGGGCGTGGGTCAGCTCTTTAATGCGCCCCTTGACTTTGTCAGAATAGGACTCGATTTCTTCTTCGGTCGGATCAAGCACTTCACGGTCTAGGGGCTTACGTCCTCTGTCACGTTCAGGCGTGTCGTCTTCAATTTCAATCTCTATCTCGCCTTCGCCTTCTATTTCAAACTCAACGTCGGCAGTTTTTTTGTTCTCGACTTCGTCGGGAAACTTGTACGGTTCAGCCATATTCTTCCTTTCAAGCGCGGGTTAAGCCGCGGGGGTCTTGCACAACAGCATCAACTTGGTCGTCGTTGATGAGACGGAACTCCTTGCCAAAGATTTTGAATCTTGTGCCGGAGTAAGTACGTACTAACACGAAGTCGCCCTCTTTGCACCATGCTCCGTTAGGAAACTTGGCGGTGTCGTTGTACGCATCGGGGCCAACTTTTAAAACAAACAACACGGTGGTTGCTGTTTCTTCCAGTCGCATTCCCTCAATAGGCCGGACTAAGTCCAGACTTGTACCGTCGATACGTTCAGAGATGTCGGGTACCGCACAAAGAATCTTCCAACCTGTTGGGTTGGGAAGTTGCGTGGCCTTCTGCTCGTCAGTAGCTTCGGGAGCATCCAGAGGCTGGATGGGTTCAGGCAGTGCAAAAGCACCGGGGGTTAAATCAATATCACTCATTTGATTCTTCAACTTTCTGCGCAAGGTCGATTAGATAACGCTCTGCGAGGGCTAGACCCTGAATAATCCCGCAGAGTTTTTGGTACTCTTCAAAAGTACGGCACGAACCACCAGCCAAGTCATCGGCATAGTTGTTCATGTCAGTGCGTATTTTTTCACGTAATACGCGTACGAAGTCTTGGATCATTTTCTAGAACCTTGGTTCCTACTGTTTGAGAGCGCAGTAGTACGCGCTTGTAAATCCATCTGGGCTTTACTCTTTGCGATGTCAGCACCCATCTGGATGCCGGCACGTTCTTGTTCAAACTGTTGCTTGAATTCGCTCTCTTTGATTTGCGCACCTGTGCGAAGAGCTTCCAACTCCAGTTTGCCGCTGACTTCTTGCTCTTTCAAAGCCTGTGCATCGGCCTTGGCAGCAGCGTCCATCATGATCTTTTGTTTCTTCAACTCTAGCTCTTGTCCTTTGAGTTGGAGTTCCTGCATCTGCAACTGCATGACGGGGTCTTGCATCTGTTGCTGTGCCTGCATCTGCGCAGCCTTAGCTTTGTTCTGCATCATCACTTGGTTGGCCGCTTGCGCCATCATGCCGGACAGCGCAATCTCCACTTGCGGTGGCAACTTCTCGTCTTCGGGAGGCAACGGCATACCCAACTGTTGCTCGATCTGCTGGCGCATTTGATAACCGACGTGCTCTGCAATGTGTGCCGTGATTGCGCCCATGATCTTGGGAGCCTGTGGGTTCTGGCCAATGAACTGCTGCATCATCGGGTCTTGGAGCAACATCATGTGCACTTGGATGTGCGACTGATGGTCTTGATGTAAGAACGCCTTGAGTGGTTTGCCTTTAAGCGCGTTCTGATTTTCCTGCACGGGGTCGGTCGGCTTCTGATCGTCCTCAATTGGCACAAGCTTCTCTGCGTTCTTGATGCCTAAGACGTTTAGCATGCCGCGATGTAGTTCTGGCAAGTTGTAGATGTCCGGAGCCATCTGCGCCATCTGAATGACCGCTTGGTACTGGATAACGCGCTGAGACATGGTCGCAGCGTTGGGGTCTGACACGGGGATGATGTCCACCAAGTCATAGTCAGCCTTCTTAGCTTTGCGAGTGCCGTACTCGGGTGTGTATGTGTAGTCTGGGTCGGTGTAGTCGCGGATGATGTTCTTCAAGAGTTTGAACTCTTGCTTCAAGGCGAAGTGCACACGAGCCTGCACCGCAGTCATCACCTTTAACTGACGCTCCAGCAGTGCCAACGTTGTGCCAACAGGAGCCTGCGCCGACATGTCAGACACTTTCATGTCAGCAGTCGCAGCAAAGCGACGACCTTCATCAACGATGGTCTGCATCAAGTTAAACAGCGTAGCGCTTGGTTCCTTGTACGGCAGCGGCAAGATGTTGTCACGGATCGTGCCCGAACCAACGTCTACATCACGGAACTCTCCGGGTGCGATTGGTGTATCGTCGCCCTTGATTCGCAGGCCCCGTGTCTTGAGTCCACCGGGGAGATTGCTGAGTGTTCCTGCATCAACAAGTTGTCGCATGAGGGACGTAGCGGATTTAGCAAAACCTCCGATAAGATGGAAAAGCCCGAAGCCGTAAGCTCCAAAACCTGGGATGTACTGGTAATGAACAAAATGCTGGCGCTTGAGTCTGAGGTCATCTTCTTCCTTCCAGTTGCGGCGGATTGACAGGATGTCGTTGGAGCCTTTAATCAACGTGACAACGTACGGCAACATGATGCCGGTCTCTTCTTCCTCGCCATCATCGTCTTCAGACATGTCCTCGTAACCTTCAAGGTTCAGGTCAACGTGGCACTCATACAGTGTGTAGCGGTCGTCGTTCAAGTCACTAAAGCCTGTCTCTTTGTCTTTGGCTTTCTGAATGTCGGTTAACTCTTTTGGAGAGTCGGGCAACTCAATGTCAAGGTAGAAGCCTGCTTGCTGCAACTTGATGATCTCATTCTTGGTCTTGCGCATGACGTGCGTGATGCGGTAGCAAGTGTCCAAGTCTGTTGTTCCGTACGGCAGATACATATCTTCCGCAGGAATAAACATCGACACCTGACGTCCCAAGTTGGGATCGTAGTAGACCTTCTTAAACGCTGAGCCTGTGGCTGGCAGTGACCAGAGCATGCGCTCATGCTCAGCGCGGTACTCCGTCATGACTTCGGTCAACTCGTAGTTCATGTCATCTTCGACATTGATTGCGATCTCTTTCATCTCTGGCGTTTCTTTGCCGATGAGTTTGCTACGCACAGGCCCTTGGGCTGGGAACGTCTCAGTGATTGTCTCTGCTTGGAAGCGCACAACGGCTTCTGTAATCATGGGGTGGAACACACCGCATGCGCCATTCCATGGTTCAGTGCGCTCTTCAATCTGTAAGCCCAGAAGTTTCAGACCGTCAACGTACGTCTTCTCCCAATCTTTGCGGCCATTCTTGTCGTTGTCAATGTCAGACACCAAGTCGCCAGCAAGCGACTGCAACGCACCACTTTTTATGTACTCGGCCAAGTTATCGTCAAAACCCTCTTCAGCGTCGCCCTCTCCGGGCTTAAGAGTGATCTCCACCCCGTCCATGCCAATGGTGACTTCTTCGGGATCAACGATCTCGATCTCAATAGGAGATTCCTGTTCGCCCAGCGCGTCAATGCCCACGGGTTGTTGGTACAGCGCTTTGTCGATGTTCGTTGCCATGTGTATTCCTAGTAGTATTCGTATTTCCGGCTGCGAAAGAGCGCAAGGTCATCTTTCTCGTCCGTGTCTAAACTGATAAAGCCACCTTGCCTAAAGCGTAGCAGCGCCTGTGTTGTCGTGTCCACGAAGTCGTCGTGCTCCCCAACTGGGAACGCGGCCATCTCTTCAATCACTTCTCGTGCCCAGCGTGTGTCGGGTGCCCAGACTTTACCTGAACTGAATAAATCCGCAACCGCGTTGACACGCACCATCTTGTCATTGCCCCTTGACGGGCTGAACTCTTGCACGGGGATTCCCAACGCCCTGAGTTCCTGAATCAACGGCCCCCCAGATGCCTTTTTCTCCACAATGAACGCATCCGGTTCCCACTCTTTGTACTGCTTAAGCGCCACCACCTTAAGCTCAGGGAAAGCCATACGATCTTTAAACGCATCCAGTAGGATAAGTTGGGGCGAGTCATTTTCTTCCTCGTTGTAGAAGATGCCCCACGTTGTACACGCAGAGTAGTCGGATGTATTCTTAGTTTCAAACGCCGTATCCCAAGACTGAATGATGTATTCGCACCTTGGTGGGTCATCCGGCTCCCAAATACGCCACATCTTACGGCTGACAATAGCGGAGCTCTCACTGGTGGGCTGCTGCATGTACTGCGCGTTCCAATAACGCGGGTCAATACTGGCTTTCGTAGACTTCAACGCCTCAAGTGACCACTGCTCTGGCCACAGGGACTTCTCGTCCTCGTCCCCGTCGTTCAAAATGGCCGGCAACTCCACGATTTCCCATGGAATAGCCTCTGGGTTCTTGGTTTGGTAGTCAATCAGGCGCCCAGTCAGGTCTAAGAGCGACCAACGGGTCATCACAATGATAATCCCACCGCCCGGCATCAGACGTTGTAGTGGGCCCGTCTGGAACCAAGACCAAGCGGTATCAAACGCAAGTCGAGAGTTGGACTTTACGTCCTGCTCCGAGTGAGGATCGTCAATAACGAACAGATCAGCACCACGACCAGCAAGAGCGCCCCCGACACCAGCAGCATAGTACTGACCGCCAGCGCTTGTAGACCACTTACCAGCG